CTTGAATGGTTCAAGGGACGGGGTATCAGCGAAAAGACCCTGACTGCGATGAAAGTAACCGAGGGGCTTGAATGGATGCCACAGAAGAACGGCAAAGCGAATACGGTTCAGTTCAACTACTACCATAACGGGGAACTTGTCAACACGAAATTCAGAACGGGAGACAAATGTTTCAAACTCTGTTCAGGCGCAGAACTTCTCCCATACGGGATTGACAACATCAAAGGTACGAAAGAATGTATCATCACAGAGGGCGAAATGGACGCTCTGTCATTCTTTGAATGCGGACGGACAGATGTTGTGAGCGTTCCGAACGGGGCTAACTCAAACCTTGACTACCTCGATGATTATCTCGAAGAATACTTTGATGACAAAGAGACAATATACATCGCATCCGACACGGACACGAAAGGCGTTGTTCTGAAAGAAGAACTGATAAGGCGTTTCGGGGCTGAACGCTGCCGGATCATTGAATACGGAGACGGGTGCAAGGACGCTAACGAACACCTGCAGAAGTACGGGCGTGAAAGTCTTCTGAAATGTATCGCTGACGCTCCCGAGATAAAGATTGAGGGCGTTTTCACGCTGTCAGACTTTGAACAATCCCTTGACGCTCTGTTTGAGCATGGCTTGCAGAAAGGGGTAACAATCGGGCATGACAACTTCGACCGATTGTGTTCTTTTGAAACAAAGCGTCTGTGTATCATCACGGGCGTTCCGAGTTCGGGTAAGTCTGAATTTATTGACGAGATTGCAGAACGATTGAATATCCGCTACGGCTGGCGTTTCGCTTATTTCAGCCCGGAGAACGCCCCGTTGGAATATCACGCCTCAAAACTGATTGAGAAGTTCACGGGCAAACAGTTTGACAAAGAACACCTGACATACGGGGAGTACAAACAAGTGAAACAACACCTTGAAGCAAATTTCTTCTTCATATCCCCGAAAAGCGATTTCAGGGTTGACGCTATTCTCGAAAGGGCGAAATTCCTTGTCAGACGCAAGGGGATTAAAGTTCTCGTTATTGACCCATATAACAGGCTTGAAGATGAAAGCGAGGGCAAGAACGAGACTAAATACATATCAAGGCTGCTTGACAAACTGACAAACTTCGCACAGCAGCACGATGTGTTGGTTATCCTTATGGCGCACCCAACAAAGATGCAGAAGAACAAAGACGGCGAGCCTGAGATACCGACACTTTATGACATCAGCGGCTCGGCTAACTTCTACAACAAGGCTGATTTCGGTATTGTCGTTCACAGAAACCGACTTGAAAACACGGTTGAAATCTACGTGAAGAAAGTGAAGTTCAGACACCTCGGAGAGTGCGGAATGGCTCTGTTCAAATATAACCTGAACAACGGGCGTTACAGCCCCTTTGTCAACGGCACAGAACCCGTTTGGGATAACAGCAACCATTTACAGGAAGAAATCAAACGGCGTGAACAAGAAGCCTTTGAAGCCTCTCAATTCAATTGGGATGACTTTCAACCCTCCGATGAAGAATGTCCGTTTTAATCATTAACAGTAAACAATTATGAGATACGCACTTAGAAAGCAAGATAAAATAGCATCCACTTTGGGTGACGATTATTTGAAAAATCATATCATCAAGAGCCTTGATTATTATTTTGGCAAATGCAGCAATGAACGCATTAAAGATGATATTTCACAAGAGGAATATGTAAGCCGGACAGGTGAGAATTATCCTATTTTGAGAATTAATGACCTTGCAGATGACAACGCAATGTTGGAGTTTGTTGTTATCGGTCAGCAATATGATATTTTGAAACTTGCCTTCTTAGGCAGAATGAAAGGGTAATAACATGAAGCCGAAAGAATTTTTTGACGCTGTTGTCCGAATGAGAGAAAAGCAGCAAGAATACTTCAAAACAAAGACAAGTTCAGCCCTGACAGAAAGTAAGAGACTTGAACGGGTCATTGATGACGAAATAGAGAGAGTTCAAAGAATTATCCACGAAAGACAGAACCCGAAGTTATGGCAAGATTAGACATTGAAAGGCAAAAACGGCTTGAACCCACACGCATTGAACATGCTGTCAGTCGCATTCAGGAACTCGGCTTTGAGATTGTTCAACGTGACAACACTCAGATACAGTTCATTCACAAAGGACAATCAGTGACGTTCTTTCCGTACAGCGGATGGGCGACAGGAAAAAGCATAAAGGACGGGCGGGGTCTTGAAAGACTTCTTAAACAGTTGAGACCATGAGACCGAAAGGAAACGGCTTGATACCGCTTCACGATGAAAAGCAAGAAGAACGGGGCTTCTTCTGTATAAAGCTGGTTCAGTTTCTGAACACAGAAGCCGAAATGGGAACAGATGAATACAAGCGGCTTTGGGATGAACGGTTCTCAGCCGCAAAAAACGGTTGTTGCTTTTACAAAGACCGCTGCCCGATATATGAAAGAACGGTCAAGAACAGACCTGTACAACTGAATTTATTCACTTAAAAAATAACGAAAAATGAAGAATTATCAATTTGAGGAAATAACATTTTGGCTCTCGTTGATTGCGTGTTTACTGGCTTATGATGCAGAAATATTGTGGCTTGCAAAAATATTGGCAGGAATAAGCGTGATAAACTTTTTTTGCGCAATCGTTACGGCTTGGATAGATGTGAAACATAAAAAGAATTGAAAATGAAAATGAGAAAACAGAAAAAACAAATCCCTGCGGATTTTCGCAAACAGATGTATGAGAATTACAAAGCTAATATGGCTTTCTACGGTAAGCCGATAAGTTCATATAAACAGTGGCTCAAAGATGTGTTTAACACTAAAATACCAACAAAATGAAAAAGATTATTATCATTTCAATCGCACTCTTAGCCCTGACAGCGTGCGAATCAAAACAAGTTGAAGAAGTCAAGGCTAGTTCTAACCAATCATACCCCGTTGAAAAACTGTTCACGGTTGACGGTATCACGGTTTATCGTTTCCGTGACAATGACCGTTACGTTTACTTCACAAACAGAACGGGCGATGTTCAATACAGTTATCAAAAGAGGGTTGGAAAAGCAACAGAAAATGTCAAGGTTCAAACAATGTGTAACAACAATGGGCAGGAAAATCAACATTGAAGAAGTCAGGGGCTTTCTTGAAGCCTCTAACAGACAGTTCGAGCAGGGAGGCATATACCTTGAACGTGCTCTGTTCAAGCGTGACGATAACGGGGTTCTGACGGGTATCACGCTTTCATACGAGGACAGAACAACATCTGGCACACAAGAAACAAGAAAGGAGAAACAAGTATGAAAAACGTGACACGGTGTAAAATAACGCTTTCAAACGGTCAGCGTTATACATTGAGAGACCCGGAAGACATCGGCGGCATTGACAGCAACCGCACGGCATTATTCGTCTTCAATAACGGGCAAATTTACAGAGGATGCACGGACGGAGAGGTTGACGATGACGGGGATTTCTGTCTTTCAAAAAAAGACACACATCATCGCATAGGGCTTCCCTTTGACCGTCTTCTCGGATGGGCTTACGAAAAGGAGGGCTGACTTATGGGAAACAGCCTGAATGACGTTTGTGACCGTCTTCAAGAAAAGTTGGGTCTCCTTGATGAAGCGGTAAAAGAGTTAAAAGAGGCTTTGATAAACGCTCAGGAATCTTTAGGAATGTCTATCGCTGAGATTGAACGGGCTATCGAACAAATATCAAGGCTCGGGGCTGAATGTCTGATGGAGCAAGTTATTGAACGCAGCTTGGAATATGAACTGAAAAAAATAAGCCTTGAAGATTATAAAATCTGTTCTGAACCAGCAGAGCGTGACCCCTACCCTCCATATAGGGAACGGCTGCATCCACGGAAGCACTGGCAACGGAAACCCTATTGGCTCAGAACCCGGAGCAACCCGAAGAAAAAAGGCTATCATTAAGCCTGAGAGCCTGAACGCAAATGAAGTGAACTTATTACAGAAAACGGATATTTAATCGAATAAAAAACAAGAAATTATGGGTAATTTTTCAATCAAAGAAGACCTCCTGAAACTGAAAGGGGCGTTCATAACAAACTTCAAAGGGCGCACGGAAACAAAACGCTGTCTTGTCATCCCGGTTGATGACAGCGGGCTTTATGTCGGGGAAAAAGGCGTTTATCTGAACCTGACAGCCATAGAAATGGAGAACCCACAGTTCAAAGAAACCCACTGTATCAAACAGTCACTTGACAAGGAGATATACGAAGCCTTATCAGAAGAACAGAGGCAAGCCCTCCCGATTATCGGCGGCATGAGACCGCTTGTGA